TCCCCAATCGATAGGCTGACTCATGTCTATATTTGAGTCGCGTATTGCAGGCATCTCTTTTATGTCATTGAGGAACCCAGTCACTGCCGACATGCCTTGTTGAAATTTTAAACTTGCAACGATTGTAGCATTAGCGCCAATAGCCGCCGCCATATCTCCTATTACACTCATTTTTTCTGACCAATTAGCATCACCTGCAATTACAGCGGCCCAGGGCTGAATACCTATTTTGCCGAATGCTTCGCCAAATGCTTCAATAGCCTGTGTTGTGTTTGGATTGCTAAACCCTGCGTTCATTGCATCAATGAATCCTCTATAAGCATCTACTACATCATTACTAGCACCACCCATCATACCAGTAATAAATGTGTTAACTAAATTTCTACCTTGCATAAATGCTTCTTCTTGTGCGGCTGTTAATCCTCTTTGATCCCCGGTTTGTGATTGTCTATCAGCGGCATCTTTTTTCATTTGCTTTAAACCTTCAGCATCTACTTCTGCCATTTTTCTGAATACTTCTAATAATTCGCTAAACGGTCCACCTATAGTAGTTGCTAATCTTTCTAAAGCAGTATCTAATCCACCGCTACCTAATGCTTGATCTCTCATAGCCATTAGTCTCGTCATAAACATTTGATCAATCTCTTCGTTACTTGCCCCGGCTTTAATCATTGCGGCTTGCTCTTTTAGTGCATCCATTAGACCAGGCATTGCTGACATAAGTTCTGGGCCTAATGCCTGTGCCGCTAAACCATCTTGACCTAACAAAAGATTATTCATAGCCTGTTGCATCTGTTTTCCCATTGGTCCCATCATAGACAGATTGGCTGCCGAAGAATTAAATGCTCGTTTTTGTTCATCAGAAGCACCAGACAAAAATATCTGTCCTCCCTGTGATGATCTTGCCGCCATTTGTGCTTGTATTCTTTGTTGAACATCTTGTCCTGTAACTTGTGCCATACGTTCTTGTTGAACTAAGTTTTCTTTCATTGATGCAACAAGATCTTCCTCAGTCATTAATCTCATTTCATCAGCAGTCATTATTCGTCGTCTGAGCTCTATCTCATCTGCCATATACTGTGCCATTTCTACACTGCTCATACCAAAGTTACCAAATTCCTTAGATGCTTCTCTGAATGCTCTTACTGCCGTAATAAATCTTTGACTTCCACTTTCTACACTATTACCAAATTCTCTCATTGCTGTCAAACTACCGCCAACAGTACTAGCAAAGTCAGTTAAACTCAAGCCTATACCAGCTAATCTTTTAGATGTGTCAAGAACATTTGTTCCAAAAGTAAGACCAACTCTACCACCGTAACTTAATGCATTGCCTAGTTCTTCAGCATATCCAGCTACCAAACCAAATTGAGTAGCTATCATACCTAGTCCAGCCGATCTTAACAGTCCTGTAAAACCTTCGTTGCCGCCTTGTGCTACTTTAATTGCTTGACGACCTAGACTGTTTACACCATCTTTCATAGCTCTAGCATGACCTTGCATTCTTTCACGATTATCTTTTTGTAGCTTTGAACCTAATTTTTGAATTTCTTGTTTGGTTTGTTGTTCAGTCCTGATAGAACTTGCGGCTTTAGCAGTTGCGGCGGATTGTCCACCAACTAGTTGTTGCATTGTAGCTAATAGTTGTTCTTGTGTGCTTTCCATAGCAAAATCAGGAACATCTATCGGAACACTTCTGCCGCCCATTGGGATATTAATTTGTGCCATTAATTAACTGCTCACTTAACATAGATAAATAGTTTTAACTACTAATGTATTTATAGGTAAAAAATGAGCGAAAATCCGTTACTCGACTACTATCGTCAAAAAGAAATATATGTAAAACTTCCAACAGGCGGTAAATGGTATAAAAACAATCCAAAACTAACTTTCGATGGAGAGATAGGTGTTAAAGCAATGAGTGTAAGAGACGAACTTATACTCACAGTTCCTGACGCACTATACAACGGGCAAGCGATATATCAATTGATTGAAAGTATTTGTCCTGACATCGAAGACCCACATGAAATATCATTGCCAGATGTTGATGTATTATTACTAGCAAGTAGAGCCGCAAGTTTTGACAAAAAGATGGCAGTTGAATCTAGGTGTCCTCACTGTGATACTACAGACATCCATGAACTCGACTTAACGCAAATATTAAGTCGAGTAAAAGTAGTAGCAGAAGAGTCAGTCATAGAAATAGAAGGCTTAACTATCGATATGAGACCAAACTCGCTAGCATCAATAATGGCTAGCAATATTAGACTAAGTCAAACAATTAAAGCTATCTCAGAGATAAAAGAAAAAGAAGAAACAGAAGGTTTGCCAGACTTGTACAAAGAATCTTTAACTTTAGCAAGTGCCGCTAATATTGCAGTTATTGCTGATAGCATTATAAGTGTTACGTTACCAGACGGTACTGTAGTTAAAGAATTAGAGCATATATGCGATTGGTTATCTAACTCTAATAGAAGAATCTTAGACTTGTTACAAGCACAATTAAACGGATTAAACCAAAACGGACTTCAGAAAGAATTTACATTTACATGTGGACAAGAGGAATGTGAGAAAACTTTCAAAGGACCAGTAGAGTTTAACCCAGCTTTTTTTTTCAAGGAAAGATCCTTAACGCCCCCAACCCAGAAACAATCCAAAAAATAGTATCAGACCTCGAAGCTAAAAGAAAAGCCATGAGAACTGATATAAATGAAATTGCATTGTATAGTCAAGGTGTTTATCCAATACAAGATTTGTATGCTATGTCAAACGAAATGGTAAGTGAAATTAAACAAGCAATGATTGCCAAAGCTGAAAAAGAAAGAGAAGCATATACGTCAAAGAATACTAAAAGGTTCTAAACATTCTTTCGAAGAGCTAAAGCTCATCGTCATACTCATTTCATTTCGTATGATAATTTTTTTAAACATATTTTTTATATGATACGTTATTACCCTGTTTTCAGTCGCACTTAGCTTGTTACAGCCAAGTGCAAAAAAAGCTAAAGGTCATTACCCCGCCTACAATCGCTCCGTTATAGTGAAACCTAGTAACTAGGCAGAGGCGGTCTTGCTATACCCCTTTATACACTGCTTAAGACGCAGAAACTCCAGATGCTATAACGTCAACATTACTGGATATCCGTGGGTTACAATGGCACAGTAGAGCCCACTCTTTTGGTTCGTTTCCCTCAGGCAAGTTCCGACGGCCCGTATTGCTACGAACAATCTCAATGCTTTTTGTAAAGAGGGTATGTTACGACTGGTGTCTGTTTAGTGATTCTATAAGTGCCTTGGAACTGCCAACTCTTACGTTTATAATGCCGTTGTAGTATTCATCAGTTTTAAGAACTTCACGGTCAAACTGTTCTTTGGCTTCTAAGTAACTTAGTTCGCCTCTGCTGGTGCAGTAGTACAGTATTTCTCTTGTGAAGTTGTTTGGGCCTAATTGTTCAACATCTGCATTTAAATGGTCACTGCTTCCCCAATAGGTTCTCCAGTCACTTTCTTTAGTTGAACGTCTTTTATTTTTCTTGCCTTTGAGTGGTTTTTTAGTTACTTTAAATTTTGCCAGTTTTTTGCCAATGTACTTTTTGCCGTTTGTCAGATTGGTTATGAGGTATACAAAACCTACATATTCCTCACTGATTTCTTCTACTATTTTGCCTTGATAAGTCCATTGCATATTTGTCTATAGCAACTAGTATATATGTCTTTATTATCAAATGTCAACCTAAATGTATTGATTTTTTAGTATCTTCCAAGTCTCTTTGTAACCCTCAGAAATTTGATGATAAACTGTAGCTTCTTGTGAGGCAGTGAAATCGTTGCCTCCAGGATAACAGTGGTCTCCAAAATATATAGTTGTACCTTTTTGTTCTTTTACAGCTTGACTCTTGTCACAGCCTTTTTTATAAATGTCTATGCTGGTTTCTCCAGCAACTTGTGCAACACTATCACTAAATGCGTTGTTGTAAGCTTCAGCAACAATAGCTCTGCCTTTGTTAACTTCATCCCATTTAGCATATCTAGCACGTTGATCCCAATCAGCATTTCTGCCTACAATACTTACATTTGCTGTACCAATTCGTTGTTCGACGTGCTTGCCTGTTTTTTCTTCGTAATCAATACGTCCTAAGGTAGACTGTATAAATTTTATCTGTTCTTGACTTAGAGCCCAATCGTTTTTATGGTGTTCTTTTGCACCCATGTACACATGATTGCCGCTACAATGATATACCTTATAGAATGTGTTCGTAAGCGTTAAACCGATCTGTTCTACAGTTTTAGGGCGGTCACTGCCTGTTACAATCATACATTTATTCTTCTCCATAAACGCTAGCATAAACTCATGAAAGTCCGGATCAATGGTTCGTCTAGCATCAGTGAGCGTGCCATCAACATCAAACATAAAAGTTTTATTCATCATCTGCATCTTTCATTTGTTCAGGATACCATTTATGCAATATGTCAATTGGTAATTTTCTTTGTTTAGTTTTAGCAAAGTGTGGATCATTTTTGATTGTAAAAGTAGGCATTAATCCTGTAATAGTGCTAGTGCTACCCATCATAGTGCTAGTGCATGTAGCATGTTGCGATAAGTCAACTGTGTATGAGTTATCAATTGCTGTAATAGTAGAAGGAGAAACAAGAGGTGCTTCATTCTCTAACCAAGTTTCAAAGTCGTCATCACCCTTTTCACCCTTATTATTAAAGTTACTGATATGTATTGTGTATTCGTCGTTATCATTCATTTGCTTTGTCCAAATAGTTTATAAAATACGTCTGGGGGTAATATCTTCTTTGTTAATAATTCTTGCGGGTGATATCCATAAAGTTTTTCACCTGTAGTAAGTTTACGACTAGAGTGCGGAGAATTAAATTCTCTTTCGTATACAGTTTTACCGCCGTCCGGTGATTCAAATATCTTAGGTTTTTTAAATGCACTTTGATCGTGATTAGGATCTGTCATCTGTTTAATATGTTCATCTGAATAATCACTTGGCATCTACAAACTCCGTGTCTGTACTAAATGTTGTAAAGCCACCTTCTTTAATAACTTGTAGTATTGTGTTTACACGCCCTACAAGTTCATCTCTGTGTGAGATAAGGAAGATGTTTTTGTTGCGTTCACGCTCAATCTTCTTAAGCACACCTAAACTTGCATCAACGCCGTTTGTATCCATACCACTATCAATAAGTTCATCAATCGCCATAAAGTTAATAGGTGTATTCATACTTTCAAACACATCTCTAAAACTCCAACTTAATCCTAGTATAAGTCTATTGCGTTCTCCTCTGCTTAAATTATCAAAGTCTAAGTCTCTGCCCAGTTCAGTTATTTCAACTGTTAAGTCAGGTTGGAACTGTACTTCGTGTGGCAAACCTAGCTTTGTCAAATAATATGCAAGTCTACTATTCAAGTATTGCAAGTTCTGTTCAATAATACGTTTTCTAATAAAGCTATCTTTGTTTGTTAGCAACTTGTACAAAAAGTCTTGATGATCTTTTATGTTATTAAGTTCATTCATTATATCCCAAGTTACAGTTTGTACACCAGTTTCTCTTAAACTTTCTATCTGTTCTTGATATGTGTCACTTTCGCTTTGCTTGTTTGTAACTTGACTACGCAAATTTTCCAATTCCATATTGTGTTTGTGTGCTTCAGTTTCAGTATTGTAGTGCGTTACTGGCATTTGACCTAACTCGCCCAATGACTCTAACGCATCTGCCCATTCTTGTTCTTCTAAAGCGTTTACTGCCATTTGCTCGCTAGCTTCTTTACGCAAACTTTGTTTACTAGACAGTATCTCTTCTTGTTTAGTATCGTGTATTTCTTGTCCACATGCATGACATTTGTGATCTTCTAATAGTGCAAGCTCTTTGTCTAACTTTGTAATAAGTTTTTCTTGCTTAGTATTATCGAGTCGAATATTAGATAGCCAACGTTCTGCTTCGTCTTTCAGCTTTTTCTTTTCGAGGTAATCACTTAGTAATGTGTGATTACTAAGTTCAATTTGGATATCTATTTTTTCTAGTGTGTTTATTTGTTGCTGGATACTTTCAACATCAGTTTTTTGTTTATTTCTCCATGCTTTTTGTTTGAATTCCAAATCACTAATACTTTTCTCAATCCTGGAATTTGCTTCTTCAACTGCGTTAATTCTATACTGCTCTTCTTTGATTGCATCTCTTGTAAGCCTTTGCTGTTCTTTAAGAACCTCTGCTTTTTCACTAAGCATTGTTATACCTAGTAACTGCTCAATGATTGCTCGCTGATCGTTTGCTCGCATACTGAGAAAAGGTTCTGTATATGTGTTTAATGCTACAATGTGTTTGAACATATCATGACTCATACCAAATAGTTTTTCTATATCTGATTGAGTTTGACGGTTCTCTCCTTGTGCTTCATCTTCTTCGACATTCAATTCGTCGACATAGTATTTAAGCACATTAGGCTTACGACCTCGTTCGATGCGGTATTTTTTGCCGTCTATTTCAAAATCCAACGTAACCATCATACTTTTGCCGTTGGTTTTGTTAATTAAGTTGTCTTTTCTAATATTTGTAAGTGCATTGCCATATATGACATAGCTGAGTGCATTAATGATAGTGGTCTTACCAGTACCATTTCTACTGCCATCGCCTCCCAAGTCGACGTTGTTTCCTAGTACAAGTGTTAAGCCGTTGTCAGTAAAACGTACAGCTTGTGTAACATTGCCAACACTCATAAAGTTTTTAACTGTTAAGTCTTTAATTGTAATCATAGGTTGTTATATATGTCCACTAGCAGTTTCTTGTCGATCATGTCACTATCTACAGCGTTTAAACTATTATACACTATTTGATCTACATTTTCAACTTCAATATCTTCCACAACTCTCCAGTCTTGTGCATGTTCTTCTTTTTTGCTAGGCATAAGTGTTATTTCTCTTACGCCATACTGTTGACTGAAAGTCTCTTTGATAAAGCTAGCTTCTTCATAACTGATATTAATATCTAGTGTAGCTCTACAATAAGTTTTACTATTAAGTATTGTATCTGGTTCGTCGATAAGTTTACTTAAAGCAACTGTTCTATATCTAGGTCCAGCAAAGTCTATGTACTTGGGTTTACCTCCCCAGTCTAATACCATCATACCTCGTTCATCGTCCCACGCATCTGCATAGTTGTGTGGAAACGGAGATCCTAAGTAATGTACATTTCCTTTATTTTGTCTCTTGTGAAAGTGTCCAGTAAACACATATTCGGGCCCTTGCAAATATTCAGCATTAAGCCCTCCGTGGTCTGGCATTTCTACCATAGCATTCATTTTAAAGTAAGGAAGTTCAAAGTGTCCAAACATATATCTACATTTGGTCTTACTAATCTGTTTCCATTCATCGCCTACTAGCCAAGGAACAAGTGCAACTTCATCTTGCACTAGCATTTGATCATTAACTAACTGTACATTATCAAACAGTGTTGCATATGGTAAACTGTTATAGTCACGTTTTTCTCTATAATAGAGATCGTGATTACCAGTAATCATATACACTTGTTTGAATGCTTTGCTTAGTTTTGCTACATTATCTACACTATAGTTTAGTGTACTCACATTAACACTAGCTCTGTGATGATGCCAATCTCCTAAGAATATGCAAGTTTCGCATTCTTGTTCTATCGATTGTTCAATAAACCAATCTACAAATTCTACACAGTCACGATTGTGCTGTTTACTGTTGTTCTTGTTTCCAAAATGTATATCTGTAAAACAAGCCGCACGGTTAAAGAACGTCATGGATTTCCATTCACTAAGTTTATACTCCTACATAGTGTAGCTTCATAATTGTATGATGTCAATAGATTAAACGTTAAAGCCTGCGTCTTTGCGTTCTTTATCAGCCGCTTCATCCCATTTGGCTCGTTCTGCCATTTCATGTTCAATTTGTCTAGTAAAACTAGGCATTTGCCCTGCTTCTTGTAACAAATCGTCTCTGATGTTTTGATTACGCTTTTCTAAGTTCAACACTCTGGTAAAACTATTTGTAACTGCGGCTGTGTAATACGCAAATGGATTTTGGCTTTTTAGTTCGTTAAACTGCAATCCAATTTGTGATAACTGTAATAGTGCATGACTACGCATTTCGTCCACATAAGTATATCCTCGCCAGTTACTACGCATACTGTAACGTTCGCACAGTTTGATATACATTTTTGCTAGATTATTTGTAATAGTACCATGTTGTGTATTAAAAACACCATTGTCTAGTCCACCTTCCCAATGACTGCGAAGTACTTCTCGCATTTCTCCATTTACATTTGCATAGTGTTGAAAAGGAGGGAAGTTACATTTTGCATGATGATCCGCTACAGTTTTAGGTTTGCTTTTTCTGCCAGGTTCGAGTGGAACATGTTCAAATGTCATTACACGAATAATTAATTCTTCTTCTGGTATAGTACTTGGATCTATCTTATAAGTTGTTTGTTTTGGTTTTTGACTAGGCTTTCGATTAGGATGTGCATGCCATTCCCAATAAGCCTCTTCATATGCTATTGCACTAAGTTGTGCCGCCCTATTTTCTTTAGCTAGCTGAATTGTTTCGGGTAATTGAATGTCCTCTACACTTTCAACTATAGTATCAAATCGGTCATATTCTTCTGATAAACTGTAACAGTACGTTAATTTACTTTTGTGTATTTCTTTTAACATATCTTTGTTATTGAGATAGTTTTGTTTTCTCATTAAATGGTTCCTTACTTTGTTTTAATTATACTACCTAAGATAGAGCTTGTCAATAACTACACAGTTATTTCTACTATAAATACAAGTGTAGGAGACTTTGATGAGATATGCACAACTAAATGAAGACATAGCTTCTGATATTGCTGTTTTTTATGGCGGCAGATTTCAGCCTATGCACAAAGGTCATCATAAGGTCTATATGGATCTAGTGGAACAGTTTGGTTCCTCTAACGTATTTATCGCTACTACAGTTAGCAAGACTGCTACTCCAGAACGTGATCCATTTAGCTTCGATGAGAAGAAACAAATTATGAATGGTATGTTTGGAATACCAGAAAAACAAGTTGTGCAAACACAACCCTACAGACCCGATGTGAGTCTAACAGGTAAAGATCCTGCAAACACTGCGGTAGTGCTAGTGTTTAGTGCTAAAGATGCAGGTAGACTAAAACGCGGGGGATTTTTAAGAGATTATGTACCGGGTGCTGAAATGGTACCCAGTGACCAAGGAGCATATATCCTTGAGGTAGGAATACAAGAAGGTGGCATGAGTGCTACTGATTTTAGAACAGTAATGAAAAACGACAGTTTAGATGACAATCAAAAGATGATGAAGTTCAGAGAATTTTTTGGTACAATTAATGCTGATGTGTTTAATTTTGTAAAGGATAAACTAAATGCCAGTGCTAGCTGAAAATAGAGCGAAACTACGACTTAAACCTGGTGCACCAAGTCTTTATTTTAACGGCCCTGCAAGGCCGTTACTAGAACACAGAGGTATATTATTTCCATATCAACCAGACATCACTTATCAACAAAGTGTTGCATATAGTCCTTATGATATGGTACACACAAATTATACATTTAATGCTTATAGGAATACACCTAGTCCGAGTATACAAATGAACGCACAATTTGCTAGTGTAACAGAAGAAGAAGGTGCTTACACACTAGGAGTTATACACTTTCTAAGAAGTGTAACTAAAATGTTTAGTGGAATAAATCAGAGATTTCCAACGGCAGGTACTCCGCCTCCTGTATTAGAATTTAGTGCTTTTGGAACAGAACAGTTTTACAAAATTCCAGTTGTAGTTACTGCTTTCTCTGTTAACTTTGATAGTAATGTTGATCTTAAATTGTTTAAAGGAGGACAACAGCTTCCAGTTATGCAAAACATGTTTATCGATCTGTCAATACAACAAAATCCTGACAGACAGAAGAATAGATTCACAACTAATGCTTTTATCGGAGGGCAAGCATATAAGGATGGATTTATTTAATGGCAGTATCTTATAACAATTCTAGTAATTATTCAACAACTGGTCTTAATCGACGAAACTTAGACTTATATAATCCTAAGATTAGTGCTGATAATTTAGATGAGGAAACACTTACTATTATCGTACAGAATAAATTTGACAAACGTCCTGACTTACTAGCATTTGAATTATATGGTAGTGCAAGACTTTGGTGGGTGTTTACACACTATAATAGAGATAAATTAAAAGATCCAATATTTGATTTTAAGGCGGGTATAAAGATAGTAGTTCCAAAGACCTATCGAGTAACGGGATCTAGCTAATGGCTAAACAAAACATCTATCAAGATAATATTCTTAACCAGTATGACAACTACACTTATAACTGGGCCATTCACATGGTTAATCCTATAAATGCTCATAGGTTTGAAAAAAACATTAGTCAAGGCAATGTTAAAACTATTGCTCATAGCGGTGTAGAATCAGAGATTAATATTGAGAGCATTGAGCATATACTGAGTACTGCATTTAAAAAGAATCAAGATAGAAGTAGTTTTGCTAATATGTTTGGTGTAACAATGACGGAACCAGGTGGAGCAACACTTTTTACTAGAATTGTTAAAGCCGCACTAGATTTAGATATTGAAAATCATTTGCAAGCATGTTATCTATTAGAATTAAAGTTCTTAGCATATGATCAAAACGGTCAACCGGTGGTGTGTGATGTTGGTCCATATTACTATATGTGTACTCTAGTAAATTTAACTTTTAACTATAATGACGGATCAACAACATATACTGGTGACTTCTTAGAAACACACCAAGATGCATACAAAACACAAACACTGCACGTTAAACAAGAAATTCCCAATCTAACAGCAAGTACATTTGGAGAGTTTTTAACTGCTTTAGAAAAAGAAGTAAATGTACAAGAACAAAGATCTACTTTTGCAAGTCCTAGTAAAGATATATTCGATGATTACAAATTAGGATGTTTAGAAACAGAATGGTTGGATCTTCCGTTTGGTGCAACTGGTGCAGGCGGCGATACCTCTTTAAGTAGTGTCAGCGTTAAAGGAAACGGCACACTTACATTTAACATTAAACCAGGTACTAGTGTTAGTGACGCAATGGTTGTGGCATTATTACAAACTGATCATTTTAGAAAACTTCCCACAGCCGGAGGTGGGTTTCACAAAGATCATCCAGATGATGCAGAAGCAAAACCAAAAACTTTTGGAGAACTTAGTCAATGGTTTATATTTGATAATGAAATACTGTATGGTCTGTATGATAATACAGCAAAAAGATATTCTAAACAAGTAACATACAATCTTCATAAATTTATAGTGCCTGAACTAAATCATGATGCTCTTAGTTACCAAGCAATGATATCAGACTTAGGAGTGCAAAAAGAAAGACTTAAAAAAATTGTAGAAAACGGACTGTTAAGAAAACGTTTTGATTTTACATACACTGGTTTAAACACAGAAGTACTAGGATTAGATGTAACACTAAACAATACATATTATAGTATGCAAGCAATAAACAGTGGTAGGTTAAGTAATAGAGCAAAAGCGGTAGCTGGTGCTAGCGGATCCACAGACGAACTTAACCAAACACAAACAGAATACGAAACTATAAAAAAACAAATTGATGCTAACAAAGCTAAAATTACTAATCTTAAAAAACGAGCGGCAAAAATAAGATCAGATCGTGACGCAGGGATTGATAGTGAAATAAACATCGGTGCAGAAGCAGAAATAGCCGCTCGCGAAGCTGAACAAAGTGCTCAAGCACTTGAGCAAGAGAATATTAGATTAGAAAAAGAATTAAGTAAAGCATTTGATGAGTCTAAAAAAGTAATTGATAGACTCAAAGAACAAGCAAGTTTAAGATCAATACAACCTGTTAATAAAAGATATATAACACAAAGTGAACTAACAGGACAAGCTGTAAAAAAAGATAGAGATCAAGAATTGCCTGTAAGTTATCTGCCAATGCCAATTAGCAGTAAAGCTAATGCTGGACCAGACACAGGCGACACAGCAGGCGCCGTGCTTTTAGGTGCAGTTGAGCTGAATTTAAATTCACTAGGTGATTTAATTCAGCAACAAATACAAATACGAGGTGACCCGTACTGGTTAGGAAAACCCAAAGGAGCTCATAATGTACTCAACGAAGTTAATGATGTAACCGGAAGAGCAGGTGCTAACTATACGCAAGGCGGATGTATGTATTTTTTAAATATGAACTTTCCGACTTACCCAGATCAATTTACTGGATTAATGAATATTCCAGAAGCTAACTTTGGTATAATCGGACTGTACCGTGTTTATAGAGTTGTAGCAAATTACAGAGATGGTAGATTTGATATGACTATAGAATCATACAGAGATATGAATTCAAACACTGGTTTAATCTGGGAAGAAATATCAACTGGCAGAATTGACGCAAACAGAGTAAGACAGGAAGAAGAATTCAAACAGCAACAACCAGATGATATCGATGATGCATTTGACCCGCCAATTGATCAGCCCGGAGACGATTTAGGAACTGTAACAGATGGTACAGGTAATGGTACTGTTACAGAAGATCAATCAACTGTAGCAGGTGTTAGAAAACAAGGTATTGCAAATGACTTAAAGCAAATACTAACAAAAGCTGGACAAGAGAGTGGACTTAATGTTAGAGTCACAAGTGGCGGACAGCCAGCTAAAGGCACTAGTACTGATAGAGTAGGAAGTACTAGACACGATGACGGTCATGCGGCTGATATCGAACTAAGCGGAGCAGATGGCAGAGTACTAAGTTTAGACAATCCAGCTGATGTTCCATTGATACAAAATTTTATTATAGAAGCAAAAAATGCAGGTGCTACTGGTATTGGTGCTGGAAACGGATACATGGGTAATAACAGAATACATGTTGATAATGCGGCACAGTATGGTCAAGCACCTGGCGGTACTAGTTATTGGGGTGGCTTACCTGACAATCAAGGTAACATTAGAGCTAAAAATGCACCACAATGGCTTAAAACAATTATGACAGGATAACAATATGCAATATATGGGTAAAAATCTTAGAAGCGGCGGCGTACCTAGTATGTACGATAAATCAACTAACGTAGGCGGAATACACAAACAAACAGGACTATTTCTAGCTAAAGTAATGAATATTGTTGATGATAGATATGAAGGATATTTGTATGTTGAAATTATAGGACATGAATATTTAGGTGACTTCAGTGATGGAGCCGCTTCACAACAAGAATATGTTCGTGTTAGGAGAGCAAGTCCATACGGAGGACACTATCAAGCCGCAGGTCATACTAGATCATATGGTATGAGCAGTCATCCTCCTGCACCTGGTACAGAAGTATTAATAGCATTTGTACACAATAGTGATGTGGGAATATTAATTGGTGTTCTTCCTGATACTACTCGTAATTCAGCTATTCCATCAAACCCAGCAGGATTTATGGAAGATGAAAATGATACACCCGGGCATTGTTTTGATCCAAGCCCGCTAAAAGATCCAGGCAAAAATGAAAGACCTGCAAATCCTGAGCAAAGCTTCGTTAATGAACAAGGTATACCATTGGATACAATTAGAGGGCTGAGTAGTAGCAGTCAAAGAAGAGAAAGTCCAACTCAAGTTTTTGGATTCAACACACCGGGCGGACATCAATTTATTATGGATGATGGCACACGAGCCAATGATGATAAGTGTCTAGCTCCTGATAAAAATAGAAAACCAGGACTGAGTAACTTAACAAGAATGCGAAGCGGCAAAGGCGCACAACTGTTAATGCACGACGGAGCAGAGATAGTTTATCTTACTAATCATAGAGGTAGTTGTTGGATACAACTTAACGGCAACGGAAACTTAGATATCTATACAGACAATGATATTAGTATGCATACCAAAACAAATTTTAACTTACATGTTGATGGAGATTTTAACTTAGATGCAGATACAATCAATATGAAAGCTAGAGGTACAAAAGGTACAACTATTGAAAATTTAACAGGTGAGTTTAATTTACATGCAAACAAAGATATCAAATTAACAACAGATCTCAATGGTAATATAAAATGTGCTGGTAATATGAGAGTTACAGCGGCATTAATTGATTTGAATGGTCCTGAAGCTACAGCGGCAACAAAAATTGAAGATAAGAATTTAACCACTAATAGAGATGTTAAAACTAGTATTACTGACAGAGTTCCAGAGCACGAACCTTGGGGCGGGCATGTTGAACCACAAGAATTTTTACCTTGTGTTGCTAGCCCAAACATTGACCTATCAGCAATTGATATTGATATGACTAAAATTAAAAATAATTCATCTCAGCCTGGCAGGACTGCACAAACTGATAATAGGAAATTAGCTGATGACGGTTTCGGTCGTCCAGATGGTATATCAAACGAAACAATCAACCTCGGAAAAAATTCTGTTCCGGGTGCAAGTAATCCAAGAGCATATAGCCAAGATGACTTAGAAGGCGTTGAATCTTTACGTGGCTTTAATGAATCAATTGGAGGAGGATTAGCTCAAGTTGAACTCACTGAAGGAGAAAGAGCATATGCACTTGAAAAAGGATATATAAAAAATAGTCAAAGAAACTTAACCGGAAGGCGCGGGCCAAGATGACAACTACTATAGATAGAAAATTTCAAACAGTATGGACTGATTATATTGTAAAAGATACAACAGCTTATACAACTGATATTGATATAACCAAATTAACAGCAAGTGAAAACGCTATAAATTTAGCACTACATTTCTTTGGTGGATATAGTGGATTTGATCAAACTGCATACGGAGAAGGCAATTTCTCAGAAGGCTTAACCGAACAACAATCATACGACAATTGGCTTACAGTGTTTAATAAACAACAGACTATTGTTAAGAAACAAATTACACAAAATAGTATTGAATCGCCTGCAGTTATACCTGCAATACCACAATCCGTATATGATGGACTAGTATTACATCATTGGGCATCAGGAAGAGTTTTTACTGTTGAAGCAATTGAAGCTACATACGAACTATTACCAGTTTTAAAATCTAAAGATTATGATACTATTGCAAGTATGATGATGCGTGGTTCTAAAAATCGAAATCTTTGCATTAAATCTGCTACAGTTTTAAGATTAGCAGACTACGGATCTATTAAATCTAGGTCACTGTCTAGAACAAACGGAATACATCAAATGCGTTCGTTCAATGAAAGAGATGCATTAAATGATGAACCATTACGCAGAGCTAGATTTGCATACTATGCTGAGACAGGAAGTTTTTTACCTTTTACTCCAGAGAGTATACAACGTAATATTGTTAAAGAATACAACAAGACACTAGTAACTAAAAATTTTACATTTGATGGAACTAATACATTTACATTAGAAAAACCAGCCAGTATGTCACCTGTAGAAAAGCTATCAGTTACTATAAATGGAGATATCCAACAGCATTTTTATGACTTTACAATAGTAGATGATTTACTTACAATTACTAAATCTATGAACACAGGTGATATTATTGCAACTACCATTAAAATATAAACTCAGCAGTTAATTTTGCAATAAATACTTGTATGGTAACGTATATAGGATATAGCACAGTAGGCACGACATACGGTAGTAAAACACTGACTGATGTTGATATTGCTCGAAGAGATTTACTAAATCATTTTTACACTAGAAGAGGCGAACGTGTACAAAATCCTACATTTGGAAGTATACTTCCGGACTTAGTATTTGAACCGTTAGATGCTGAAACAGAACAACTAGCAAAAGATGATGTAGATGCAATAGTAAACAATGACCCACGATGGAAACCATTGGAAACGCTATTATCAAAGCCCGATGATCATACATTGGATATTACAGTAAGGCTTGAATATATCGATACAGGAACAGCAGAAGAATTGTTTCTAAATTTTATAGGTGAAGAATAATGGCACAAGGCGCAAGACAGAGTAGTTTATTTGCCGCAGAAGACTTTAGCGTAGCATACGAAAGTTTTAGCGAAGCAAACTTTCAAGCATATGATTTTGAAACCATAAGAAATGCTATGGTTGATTATATAAGCACAAACTATCCAGAAAACTTTAATGACTATATCAATAGTAGTGAATTTATAGCACTACTAGAACTATTGGCATTCTTAGGACACAATCTAGCATTTAGAGCAGATCTAGCTAGTAGAGAAAATTATTTAAGTACAGCAGAACGAAGAGATAGCGCCTTGCGTATTGCTGAGTTTTTAGGATACAAACCAACTAGAAATGTTGTTGCAAACGGATATTTAAAAATTGACAGTGTAAAGACCGACGAAGCTGTGTTTGACACAAATGGCAATAGTCTAGCTAATAGTACTGTACAGTTTGAAGACTTAACTGATACTAACAGCTATCAAAACTTTTTAGCTATTATGAATTCAATATTCCAATCTAGTAGCCAATTTGGTTCACCTTATAGTAGTTTTAACACTACTGGAATTACCAACGAAATTTACAGAACAAATAGTACAGCTAATACAGCTGAAAGAAACTTTTCAAACAAAGTTAATGGGTCATCATCTAGTTTTAGTTTTTACAGTCCAGAATTCAATAATACCACACAAACTGTAGTAGAAAAAACTCCAAATCCTTATGCAGTGGTTGACTTATTGTATAAAAATGATAGTAGTGGTAATAGTAGTCCAGATACTGGTTTCTTTATAGGATTTAAACAAGGTCAACTAGAACACAAAGATTTTCAAATTACAGAAGGACTTCCAAATTTAGTATTGGATATTAATGCTGATAATGTTGCAAATGGAAATGTATGGGTACAAACAATAGACGAAGTAGGTCAAATTCAAAAAAATTGGACACAAGTAGATAGACTGTTTGGAAACGGAACATTGTTTAACGCAAAGAACAATGCTATCAGAGATATTTTTAGTGTTGCAAGCAGAGAGAATGATCAGATTAGTGTTGTATTTGCTGATGGTAACTTTGGAAATATACCACGTGGCATTATTAGAGTATGGTATAGAACTGGACTTAATCAAACATATAGTCTAACTCCAGACAGTTTTAATAGTACTAGTTTTACACTTAGATATATTGGTGCAAACGGAAATACATTTAATGCAATGTTTAATGCAAGTTTGAAAACTAATGTTACAAATGCAAGTGTTAGAGAAAGTGTTGCTAGTATCAAAGCCAACGCTCCTCGATTCTTTGCTACGCAAGATAGAATGGTAACAGCAGAAGATTACAGCATTTTTCCTGTTACAGTAAGCGAAAACATTCGTAAAATTAAAAGTATCAACAGAGTACACAGCGGGCATAGTAGATTCCGTGACATATATGATCCAACTGCGACTTATGCAGATGCAATACAATATACAGATGATGCTTACATTTACGAAAACAATGTAACAACCAGAAGTGTAGTTAATTTACCTACTAACTTGTCAGGAGCAAATGTATTCAATAAATTTATTAAACCAATGCTATCTAATCCAGAAGTTAGTAACTTTTATTACAATAGACATGGTTATAGTACTATAACACACAATGCACAAACAGATTTTACAGATACTACAAATGGTATAAAATATTTAGGTACATCAGATGCAGATACATTCCGTTGGACACAAGTAACAAAAGGTGCTAATGCTTGTAGTGGATATTTTACATTGAATTCAAATGTACAACGAGCAGGACTAACAGCAACCAATAGTTTGAAAAAAGCAGAACTAAACGGACTAGTAGAATTTATTAGCAGTCCTTACAAAGAAGGGTATATTAGTATAGCTACTGTTACCAATGGTGGTAGTGGATATACCAGTACACCAACAGTAACAATTACTGGAAAAGGCACAGGAGCCACAGCAACATGTACAGTAGCTAATGGTTCAGTTACTAGTGTTGCAATTATTAACAGTGGTACTGGATATGATCAAAGTACAAACATATCATTTGCTAGTGGCGGTGGTAGTGGTGCAAGTGCAGTTGCGACAATCATTGACGCAGATATACGATGGGTTAAAGTTGATAGAATTTATAAAAATGGACTAGGCGAAGATGATAGTACTGGTACACCATCGGGGATTGATAATACAGGAAAAGGTGCTGTAGTTATTAATGGTATTATTCCTACAGGAGCAAGGGTTAAGCGTATTGTTCCTAAGATTGCAACAGATTTAACAGCTACTACTAGACAAAATGTTATTGATAAAATTAACAGTAGAAATAGTTTTGCTTTAAGATATAATGCTCAAAGCCAGCAGTGGATAATCATTGATAGTTCAAACTTACCTGCAAATACTCTAGCACTTAATGATCCAGCAAACTGGAATAGAAAATTTGAAGGTGACGGATCTAGCACAGGATTAGATAACAGTTGGGTATTGCGTTTTAATTATAGTGCAACTGAGTGGGAGATGCTAGCAAGAAAAACACAGTTTGTAATTGGTAGTCCTCAGAAACTTAAATTTACAAACTTAAACTTTAATAGTTCTTTTAGTAGCGAAACACAAAAACCGCTCAGAGATAACATTAAAATATTAAAAATTAATCCTAAAAGTAAAACAAATCCAGACCCAATGGGCAGAGAATATAAGTTCAATGCATTTGGAACATTTACATATGCAGACGGATATACAGATCCGCACAATATAAGAGTAAGTCTAGCTGATCCTGATAATGACGGATACCCAAATGATCCTGAAGCATTTAACAAAATACTTGCAAATCAAACTATAAATTTAGGTAAAACTTCAGTTGACGGATATGATTATACTATAATTGACAACACTAACGGAACTACTCAAGTAAATGGAGCTTGTGATTTACATGTTCAGTATAACAGAATTGCTGACATTAATCAAGTGATTGATCCAAGTACTACAAACATTATCGACACTTATGTATTGTTAAACAGTTACAATACACAGTTTAGAACGTGGGCACAATATGATGGAAGAATTGAAACTAAACCTAATAGTCCAACTGTAAGTGAACTAGGCGAGTTGTTTAGTAATCTAAACGAAAAGAAAAGTATAAGCGATCAAGTTATATACAGACCTGTCAAGTACAAAATACTGTTTGGAGATTTAGCTAGTGGAGAACTTCAAGCTAGATTTAATGTAACAAAAACTGTAAACAGTACACTTAGTGATACAGAAATTAAACAAAGGGTTATCAATCTAATTAATTCTTACTTTAGTATTGACAACTGGGACTTTGGTGAAGAGTTTTACTTTACTGAAATGGCGGCTTTTATTCATAATAATATGATAGGAGAGATAAGCCAGATAACAATTAGTCCAGTTAGTACTTCAGAAGATAGTACTGCACTATTTGAGATAACTAGTGATAGTGATGAATTATTTTTACCTATATTAACAAGTTCGAATATTGTTGTTACTAAAACAATAGCTGGAAACAGTACTACAATTTCACAAAATACTGGAGTTAGTATTCAATGAGTGAACGTCAAGCAAAACCAATTGTAACACCGTTATCTACTAGACCGGGAGAATCTACAGAACACACTGGTTCTAGAGAAGTTACCAAGTTACTTCCGAGTATTTTACAAACTACAGTAAACAAACAGTTCTTTGATAGCACATTTGAACAGTTAATGTCAACTGGTAATTTACAACCAATTAAAAATATTGTTGGTAAGCAAACTGCTAACAGAGATATAACCGACAATTATCTATTAGATAATAGAAGCAATGATCCATATCAGTTTGCTCAAGGATTTGTTAATAGGAACGAAGATAAAACTGTTAGCGGAACACTAGCATATGACGATTTATTGAGATCCTTAAAATACAATGAAGTTGAAACTAACAATCATAATAGAGTTTTAAGCGAGCCTGGATATACATTAGACTTACCTATCAACTATGATATGTTTGTAAACCACCAAAAGTATTTTTGGCTAGTAGATGTTATGCCGCCGTGTGCTATTAAAGGTAAACCAAATTTTAACATTAATATCGATGACGCAATAGGCGAAACAACATACACATACACAAATCTTTTTGATGGAAAAGACTTGACATTGCAAGACGGAATGCGTATAGTATTCTCTCCAACAGATATTACAAGAAGAATTCAGACAGTAGTAGGCAATGCTACTTTTACAGCCGGCATGGCAAATGGTGCAATAAGAGTAAAAGTATTTTTAGATAATGTACTACTAGCACCGTCAACTTATTCATACAACAATACAACTGGTGTTGTAACATTAAACACAGCACCAGCACTACAACAAGAAGTAGAGATACACACATACTATGCAACAAGTAACAGTGGAACAAATAATATTGATGAAATCTACATTGTAGATAATGTAGGTCAACCTGGCGGTATTAAATTTACAAAACAATTTAATGCTGGAATTTCTGCAGGACAATATGGAAAAAGACAATGGGTAAATGTTACAGTTTACAATAACCAAGAGCCTAGCGGATTTGATGCGGATGATAGTAGTTTTGATTTCAGACCTTATGACCTCAGAGAACATAGATTAACAACAAGAGATTACCTAGTAGAGCAAAGATGTAGCACAGATCAAAGTGCATGGGCAAGAAGCAACTTGTGGATACACGAAGATGCGGCGCAAGCTATGCTTACATTTAGTGGATTAGATAGTTCTGTATACTTGTTAGACAAGTATAGAGGTGTAAGACCTATCATTGAATTTAAAGAAAATATTGAGAAATATAACACTGGTATTAGACACCTAGCAAATATTGACCATGCATTAGAAAGCACCGAGGATCCAGCACAAACTATTGTTGGTAAAACAAGTTATAGTGTAACAGTTAGTGGAATAACAACTGAGTGGAGTAATGTAAAAGGTGCAACTAAAAAAGATAAAGTAAGAGTTACAAACGGCACAGCTCCAAATCAAGTTATTACATATTGGGAATGTATACAAAATCATGCAACACCAACAAATCCACAAGATTCGACAAATAAAGACGTTTGGCAACAAATTGTTCCTGTTGAGTTAGAAAATGACGATTTTATTATATTTTTTGAGAGTGCAAATGTTGCATACAAAAATAAAATCTTCAGAGTAGGAGGAGTGCAAAGTAGTATTACACTTACAGAAATTTACAACGGTGACGGATCCAATGGTGCTACAGCGTTAGTCTCAGGAGACAAAATTGTTATTCTTAACGGCTTTAATACACTAGACATTTCAAATATTGCTAATACTGAAAACGGTGAAAAGGATGATCCGTTCAGTGGCGCAGAGATATATTGGAATGGAACAGCGTGGGTATACGGACAGCAGAAAGAACACAGAAGTGCAGGAATACTGCATGAACTTTATGATGTTGACCTAATTAAATTAGACGATGCAACAACCTATCCAATCAGTGATTATGTTGGCGGGTATATTTTTAATTTTACACACAGTACAACTAATAAATTTGATGATGCACTTGGGTTTAAACCTGAGTATGTAGACTATGGAAACAATCCTGGTTTAAACTTTGAAGTAGCATTGCTACATACTAGGTTTAATTACACTGAGCAGAGTCCAGACTTTCAAAAGAATTTAACTATAGAAATTACTGGAAACTATTACTATAAAAATTTAAACAACAATAGATATTACAATGGTTGGTCTACTGTTAGAGATGGTCAGCCTGTAAGTAGAGTAATTAACAAGACAGTTACAGATGCAACTGTTCCGTTAAAGTTTGATGTTGGGCATAATAATTTTGATAAAGACAGATATTTTAGAATGTTTAAAGAAAATGACTTGCTGGCAGTACAAAGTAATGATGTGATTGATACCAGTAGAGTTAATAGATTAAACGGAAAACTACCTAATTTATACTTGAATACAAATACAACTTACTTTATTCGTACTCAGTTTCCACAAGCTGAATTAGAATTTGTGGATATGGACGGAACAACATTAAGTAGTGGTATTACAAGAACGGCAGGTGTAAGAGATGATTTTGATCTTGTCATAGCAAGTCCAACTATTAAAAGTTTTAAATATAGACTAGCGGCAAGTCCTAATAACTTCGGTGTTGTGTATTTGCATACAAGTACACAAGATACAAACATTAAGGTTACTAAAAACGGTGTTGATTTTACAAATTATATTTTGAATGGAAACATATTAGAAGTTAACAGTGGTCTTAGAAAAGACGACCATTACCAAGTTTCAGTGTTTACTACTGCAAAGTATAGTGATACTGCTGAAGGTAATTTTGAAGTAGTAGATGCACATAAATTTAATCCACAAAATTTAACATTCGATAAAGTTAGCTACGGAGATCTATTATTACATCTGAAATCTCAGATGACACAGATTCCAACGTTTACAGGAGAATGGGCTGGATTTAATAACTATAGAAATATCTCACATGATCATACCTTTGGTGGTATAATTAGACAGCAACCTTATTCAACTGAACTTCTTAATCAGTTGTTTACAGAGAACGACACAGATCCAATCAGTAGTTTACAGTACAGTAGTAACAGTTATAAAAACTTTATTCGATCTTTTAAAACAAAAATTAGACAACTAAATGAAAGTGTTGATATTACAGAGCCTGTTTATTCACTAGTTGATAAAACTCTAGAAGCAATAAACATTGGCAAAAACAAAACAAGTGCATTTGCTAGAAGTCAAATGGCAATGTATAGAGATTATGAAGAAGCTAATTTTAGTTGGGTATTGAATCAAACTCCAACATTTGACTTACCATTTACTGTTAACGAATATGATGATACTTTTAATCACACACAAGCATGGATAAAAATTCCAGATTCTGCAGGTAATCACACATGGAGAGCATTAAAGTATCCGGAAGAATATACGTTTAATAACTATCAAATTACAATTACACTTAGTGGAATTACATTTCCAGCAAATGGTCAAAACAATTTACATTTTAGATGGTACAAAAGAGATAGTGTAAGTTTTGTACCACCAAGTAGTGTTAAATTAGGATTAACAAGACCTTTTACGCCCGAACTAAGAAGTAATTATAGTAAAGATAGTACAGGCACAGCAACAGATAGTGTTATTGTTGGACACGATGGTAGTATCCATGTACGAAACGGAACAGAACTATTTGATAGACAGGTAGTAGGATTTGATCCAGTTGATGCAGGTCTATGGGACTTAGAGTTGCGTATATCTAATAATTTAGGTGTAGAATTAACATCTGTTGTTAATTCAAAACAGTATTGGCCCAATGCAAGTAGAAATACTCCTTATACTTGGACAGACTTTCAAGATTCTATTAAAAGCGAATACAATAAATGGAAAACAGAAAACAACGTAACTAATTTTAATTCTTCTACTTACTACAGCGGAACTGACAAGTTTACTTGGAACTATAGCAGTGTCATTCCAAATATTGGTGGTTGGAGAGGATTATATCGTTACTTCTTTAACACTGACAAACCACATACTGATCCGTGGGAGATGATGGGTTATAACGAAAAACCAACTTGGTGGGACACATATTACAGTTGGACAGATGCGGCGAAACGCACAGCATTAATTACAGCATTAAAATATGGTAATATCAGTGATCCTGGACTAGCAAGTAATCTACAAGTATATGATTTAGATTATAGTTACCCTTCATACGACTGGGCAACAAATACATTGGTCACATTACTTGGAGTATTAAATGATCCGGTAACAGCAAGTGTAGTGCAAACACCATCTCTAGTAGAAAGACAAAAAGATTTTGCATATGGCGATTGGGGTCCGGTAGAAGAACAATGGCGCAGAAGTAGTGAATTTAAATTTGCATCAGCTTTAGCATTGCTACGAACAAGACCATTAATTGCAACAAATTTATATTTTAAGACTGATAAAAGAACTACTATGAGTAAACTAGGTTATGACAATCCACAGATTCGTGATTTAGATAAAAGAAAGCTAACAAGCTGGAGTAACATTGAACTTAGCGACGGTAAAATTATTGGCGCTATTATTGAAAGTGTTTTAATTAAAAACGCAGGTAGTGGTTATACCACTACGCCAACTGTAATAGTTTATGATAATTTTGGATCGGGTGCTGAAGTTAAAGTTAGTATCAAAGATGGAAAACTAATTGCCGCTAGAATTACAAAGCAAGGACAAGAATATTTTAATAAACCTAGGTTAGTTTTAAGCGGTGGAAATGGCATACTAGAAGCTATTATTGAAAAAGACACCCGACGTTACTTTAGTGGATTTAGTAATAGTATCACGTCATATGCTTTGTTAAGTGGAACAACAACTGATGTAATACTACAAAGATTTAAAAATATGACATTCAATCCTATTGTTAAAGCAGGCGGATTTGTAAACAACAATCAAAACTTTATATTAGAAAGTAGTCAAGACAAAGGCAGAGTGTTTGTACCAGAAGAAAATTTTAGCACACATTTGTATGTTAACAAACCTGACATTGAATATTTCTTTGGAGGTATTACAATTAACAAAACAGCCAATGGTTATACTATCAATGGCTACGACAATAGCTTGGGTTATTTTAACTATAATGCACCAGCAACAAATGGTCCTAGTGCTAAAGTAACATTTAGTGGAACATTACAAGTAGACGTTAGAAGATATACCAAATTTGAAAATACTATTAGTGAACTAGACTATAACACAGAACTAAGATCAATACAAGAAGTTTATGACTTTGTTCAAGGATATGGACATTACTTAACTAGTTTAGGGTTTACACAGTCTTGGAAAAATGCAGGCAGTAATTTTGGTAATTGGGCAACTGGCAATAGTACACAAACATTGTACTTGATTCCAAATCCAAACAAAGTAACAGTACAAGATGATAGACTAGGATACTTTGATAATTTAAACACAAGATATGATGGTGTGTATAATATTGTTAGTAACTTAGGCAACCAGATTAGTTCTAGCGATATTGCTATTAACAGAAGTTCAATGACATTAGATGAAGAAACTGTTTTTGAAACTAAAGAAACTACAACTAATATGTTTGGTTTAAGACTTTATAAAGTACAGATGGAACATATTTTTATATTTGATAATGTAACTAACTTTGATGATGTTATAGCTTCAAGTGAAATAGGACAAATACACGAACGAATTATATGGAGAGGCAATAGAACTAAAAACTGGAATGGTAAATTGTTTACACCAGGACACATAGTTAATGGTGATAGTATATTACCAAACTTTGATAGTGTAGCTGGACAATTAGATCAATATTATGCTAGGACAAATACATTAAGCAATAAACAAATCAGTGATGTTGCTAGATTTAATAGTGGATATAATAGACCAAATTGGGCTGATACACTAGACTTAGATGATGATAGTGTATATGAATTTGTTAAAGGTACATACAAATACAAAGGCACACGTTATGCACTAGATGCATTTATGAGAAACAAAGGTTTGTTCAACGGAGATGCTACAGCTGATTTAAATGAACTATGGGCAGTCAGAATGGCTGACTTTGGAGATACTGCTAAAAGAAAGTTAACAGAGTTTCAAATTACACCTGAGTTGCTAGTGACAGATCCACAACCTGTTAGATTTATAAATGGACAAAAGTATGATGTACTAAGTGACATTGTAATTGATATTGATGATACTAGTCCTCTAAATGTTTACAATCCAGATTCTGAACAGTTTACAACTAGAGAAATAAAAACATATGACGATCAAAATCAAAACAGTATGTTTGCAAAAGATTTTATAAACGCTGGCTTACCATTGTTAACTGAAACTGATTATAGAACGTTAAACAAAGAAGACTTTACATTATTTCCAACAGAAACAAAAATAGCATACGACTTTGATGGCGAATGGCAAGACTATGACAAATGGGATAGCAAGACAAGTTATAAATTAGGAGATAAGGTAATTCATCAAGGAAGAGTATGGGAGATGTTAGATCCAGACGGAGCTAGCGGATTAACTACAGCAAACAATCCTATTGAACTTACCGGAACAGTACAATTACCTATTATTCCTAGTGCAGGACAAACCTTAGTAGTTGATGGTAATACTATTAGTTTAACAAAGAGTGCAATAAGTACAACATTAAATGTAGTCACAATGGATGGGTCGCAAGATATTAGAACCAATAATGTAGTAGCACATGATACTACATTGATACTAGGACAAACAAGTGCATTAGCTTCAACAATAACATTTACTAATGCCGTTATTACCACAGCGTTTAATGACATTGTTAAAACTGGTACTACTGTAAACCCAATTATACAAGGCAGTGCAACAGCTACTTTGGTTATTGAAGGAACCACAGTTAACTTTAATGAAACACAAACTGGTACTACAAATATTACAGCCCAACAAGCGTATGAGAATACATTTAACAGTAGTAGCTGGATACAAAATGGAGGCACTGTATCAAGTACAGCAACAACTAGAATTGCAAGAATTGAAAGTTTAAGATCAGCATACATTGCGGCTAATAGTGCGGCGGCATGGGCAACATGGTTAGGAACTTACTATACAAATAATGCAGGACTAAACATTTCTCATGTAATAACGCTAGTACAATTAGGTGGTTCTACAGCAACAGCGGCACAACAATTTTTAGACCAAGATGTAATTCTCATAAACAACATGTTAGGTACAAGTTTTATAGGCACACAAGTTGCTAGTGGTGCTCAAGTAATTAGTCCTTCTCAAATAGCAACCTGTCAGGGACAAATGAATTTGGGGGCATTCACTGCTGATATTGCAACATATCTGAAAGCTAATGCTCCATTTGTCTTTGCAGTAACCACAGTGGTTGCACAGCAATCTAGTAGTGGATTTAAACCTTACAGCTTGACTGATATCGTTAATAGAATTAATGCCGCAGGTATTAGTAATATTACAGCTGGAGTAAATGCAAGTAGTCAATTAACAATTACAAAAACAACTAGTACGCCTTCAGTTGCATTTAACTTAACAATCAGTGTTGGTACAATGAATGGTACTGTAGGATTTAACAGTGCTCAAGAAACAATACAGTCGCAAGGTACAAATACACAAACTACACCTAACTTAACTCAACAGCAGATAGTAGATCAAATTAATAATGCTAATGTTACAGGCATTAGTGCAAGTGTATTAGGAAATGTATTAAGACTACAATGTAACCTGAGTCAGTTCTTTATTGGCACTGGTACAGCTAATGCAGACATTGGGTTATCATCAGGCGTAACACCAGCCTCTACAACTACAAGTACAACTAATACAAGTTTAACTTTGCCTGATATATTAGAAAGTATCAATATTGCTACAATAACAGGTGTAACGGCAGTATCTGCTAATAACAAAGTTAAACTTATAAGCACAAATTCAACACTAGTAATAGGCGCCGGAACTGCAAACTCGACCGTTGGATTTACTGCACAAACTTATAGTGCTACAACAGGTAATGTTAGTAATGTATTCAATGCTATTGTTGGCAGTGATGGAAATCAAGTGTTTCAACAGATGACAAACGATCCAAACATTTTTAGTATTTGGGTTGCTGACAATAGTGAATTTGGAAACTATAATTTAGGACACGAGATTTATCAAACAATGGACTTTGGCATGTATACACATAATGCATGTGGAGGCATAGAAGATGCAGATGAAGCACAACTTGATGTAACTAGACAAAATGGCGAAACACAAGCTCATAACTTAGTAGTTGGTGATTACATTTTAATTAGAGGAAGTGACACAGTACCTAATATTGATGGTATTCATCAAGTTACTAGAGTAGACCCAAATAATGTAAGAAGATTTTATATTGACCAATATATTGAAACAGAAGGACATGCTGGTAACATTTATCCATTGAGAAAAATGAGATTTAGCACACTTGCCGCACTTGAAGCTGATAAACAAACCAAAGTAAATGGAGTTTACAAGTATAATTTTGCAGGTGCTAGACAAGACAATGCTTTAAATCCTATATATGTTTTTGTTGACAATGACGGAAATGCTAGCAACCCTAGTAGTCAAGTTTACAAATGGGTAGGAACATGGAATGACACAAATGGTAATGTTGGCGACTGGGAAATAGTTAGAAGTGGTAATAAACAAGCAAGAAACGATTTGGTTAATAATGTTAAATTATATGATGCTGTTAAGCAAACAACCATTACCAACTTAGAAACATACGATCCAGTTAAAGGGATTATATTTGGATTTATTAAGAATGAAATTGATCATATCTTAACTAATGATGTAGCAAATTACAATTACAATTCCTTAGATGGCGAAATTGAAAATATCAACGCATGGCAGAGTAGATATGTTGGAAAACGTTGGTGGGATTTGAGTACCGCAGTTTATTTAGACTACGAACAAGGCAGTATAGATTATATGCAAAACAACTGGGGTAGACTGTTTGATGGTGCTAGTATAGATATATATGAATGGACAAGATCTCCTGTATTACCAGAAAAATGGAGTGAACTAGTAGACCAAGAAATTATCATTGATGGAAGAGTAGCAAGTGGTGAAGCATTTTCTACTATAATTAACAGCGAAATAGTTTACAACTGGACAGAAGAATCTTATTACAATAACAGAACAAAAAGAAACGAAACAGTGTATTACTACTGGGTCAAAAATAAAACTAACTTCAGTGGCGCTAGACAATACAATGTACTACAACTAAGTCAATTGTTAGCAGATCCCACTGGATATAATTTAAGTTGGTGTGCTACAGCAGGTACCGATACTTTATTATTATCAGGTATTAGCAATACAGTTACAGAAAATACAGTAGTACAGCTAGATGTTGATAGAAGATTTAACGCTTTACCAATGCAAGATTGGCTAATGTTAGCAGAAGATGATCCTCAAAGTGTTATCCCAGAATACTTGCATATTAAAATTAGAGATAGTTTAGCCGGCTTTAATCGATTTAGTGTTACTACAACATTTACTACATGGTCAAATAGTACCTCATACACAGCTGATACAGTAGTTAAAGAAGGTGACAATTATTACATAAGTCGAGTTGATAGTAATTTAAATAATCAACCTAGTGCGGATAGTGATATGTCGCATTGGCAACGAGTGTACGACTTTTCATTCGATAACAATACACAAATTGATGATATAACTATTCTCAGAAGTCAACCTGTGCCTAACTTAAAGTTACATAAATTTAATAGGTACGGACATCAGGTTAGACCTAGACAAAGTTTGTATAGAGAGTTAGAAGAAGCTAGACAAAACTTTGTTTATACTGTAAACTTGTTGTTAAGTGAAGTTAATGTTGTCGACGAAATAAACAACTGGGAAAATGCGTTTGCAACTACATTTGTAGAAGGTGTTATAACTTATGATATAAATGATTATATTGCACTAGTAGATTGGAAGCTAACTGAAAAAGATGCAGACGGTAATACTACATATAAATTTCCAGAAAACACAGTACCTGATTTAGTATACAATACAAAGCAGGACTATGTTGATGCAGGCGAACCAGTAGACGGAAGTTATGTATTAATTAAAAACACACACTCAGGTGATAATATTATTCGAAGTGAAATGTATCACTTTATCAATGGTGCTGATAAACTTGTGTTTAAAGAAAAAGCAACTATAGAGCTTAGTGAAGAAGTTTGGTTACAAAGAAAGTTTGGACACGGATTTGATGTAGCAAACTTTGACGTTGTTCCCTTTGATAGTGGAAGTGAAAATGTTATTAGCAAACTGTTTGACTTACTAAGAACAGAGATTTTTATTAATCATCACAAAGTAAAATATAATAAGCTATGGTTTAAAATGTTGTTTACTGCACTACTACAAAATACAGCAGACGATTTTGCTTTTAAAACAACTTATACACGTTTAAATGTTAAGCGTCCTCTGTTACTAAACAAAAAGTTTTATCAACCAACTTCAATAGAACCAGTTGAAGAATTTTTTAATAGTGTAAAACCTTTCCATACAAAACTGTTAAGCAGTATGGATAGCAATACACACGGAGAGTCAACAAACATTGAAATTGACGAAGTAAGTAGAAACACATGTATAACTATCAAACATGGAGATCACACCTTAAGAACATGGGCAGGCGATACTGTATTAAGTGGCGGCGGATTTTCTAGCAATGTTCCGACTGATGAAGATTATTCAATGTTTAACTTTCAGCCAGCAGACTTTGAATTTGATTATGATGGTAATATTTTTGACCAGCCAGATAAAGAAGGTTGGGGAGAAGAATTAATGCCTGTGGACTACACAGAAAATATTAGTATACTAGTACAAACAAATGCTAGCGGAAGCACAGAGACAGCAGATACTAGAACATTTAGAATTAACATGTACGAACCGCAAGGATTACAAGAAAGTGTTGCTATCACTGATGCCTTCAAAACTACAACAACTGCTAACATAACAGCAACCGACACAACCATACCACTAGTAGATGCTGGTTTAATGGATCGAGTAGACAGAGGTGACGGAGATATAGGATTAGTACCTGGAGTGGTTTGGATAGGAACTGAAAGAATAGAATACAATGCAGTAAGTGGAGAAAATCTTGTGTTTTGCATTAGAGGAACAAGAGGAACTTCGTCTCAAGCACACACCAGCGGTGCAACTGTAACTAATGCAGGACCAAGTCAGCGTATACCAACAGTACAAAAATTCTCACATTATGAGGACGGATTGCGTTTAGCGTACAATGACAGCGGAATAAGCCTCACAGCGGTAGGTACAAGCCCTGAACATGCGTTCATTAGAAATGCAGGGCAAGGATCGATATAAATACTTTAAATTGGAAAGAACAATGAGTTTAGAAAAGATAGAAACATCATTAATAGGGATAGAAGGTCACATTAAGATATGGGATCCAGAATCTGGCGAAGTACTAGTACGTCGACGTAATGCTATTAACTACGAAAATATGAGTATTGCGATAGCTAGTCTTTTAGCTAATGAAAGCGGCGCAACTAGCACACATCAAGTTGCTACAATGAGATTTGGAAATGGTGGAACTACTATTGACGGACTCGGCGCAGTTACATATAAAGCAACTAACACTAACACTGCTAGTGGAGCATTATATAATCAAACGTTTAGTCAAGCAGTTGATGAAACAGTAACAGGAAGTGCAGATAATGGAACAGAGTTTGCTCATACCAGTCCAAACACATTTAGTGATGTTATTACAACATGCACACTTGACTATGGTAGTATAACTGGACAAGATCTATTAGATACAGCTACCAATATGGACGATACATATGTGTTTGACGAACTTGCACTATACTCGGGCAACAACGATTTGTTAACCCATGTTATTTTTCATCCAGTACAAAAAAGTGCAAATAGAAAAATACAAGTAATATACACATTAAGGATTAGATCAAGTTTTGCAGACTTGTAAAAGGAAAAGATATGCCATATACAATAGATTATAGCAACAGCGGAAAAACAGCAATAGTTGTAAATGACGGAACAATAGATACCAGCACTAGTATTGGACTAATAGGTAAAAACTTTACACGGTTTGGTGAAACAATAAACGAAAATATGTTACACCTCTTAGAAAATTTTGCAAATGGAACAGCGCCAAATAATCCAACTGAAGGTCAACTTTGGTATGATAGTGCAAATAGTCAATTAAAAATTTATGATAACGGTGTTTGGAGCGTTATTATTAGTGGATCTGGTACAACAAAGATTGAGTTTAGAAATAGAAAAGACACAGGCGGAAACTTTCATAAAACAATAGAACATATTGTTGATGGAAGCATTGTTAGTATTACAACAGATGACACTGTAGCGTGGACACCTCATAATGATGAAAAATTAGAAGATGGTGTTACAGCATTAAGTACACAATTTCCAAGTGTTCAAGCAGGCATTCAAATGAATAGCACAACAGACTATAAGTTTAGAGGCACAGCAACTACAGCAGAATACGCTGACTTGGCAGAACGTTACGAAGCTGATGCAGAATATGAAGCTGGAACAATAGTCATATTAGGTGGAGACAAAGAAGTTACACAAACTACAGAAGCAAACGATGTTAAAGTTTTCGGAGTTGTAAGTACTGCACCAGCGTTTGAAATGAATGCAAGTGCAGGTACAGATGCTACACATCCATATATTGCACTAGCAGGTAGAGTACCTTGTAAAGTAATTGGAAAAGTAGGCAAAGGTTCTAGAATTGTTTCAAGTGCTACAGCTGGTACAGGAATGGAAGCAGGAGATGATTATAGTTGGAAGTTTGTTGTAGGACGAGCTTTAGAAGAAAAAACTACCGATGAAGCAGGTACAATAGAAGTAGTAGTTGGAGCGAAGTAAACTATGGCAAATTCACCAGGTGATATTGCAACCGCGGCACATTTTAATGCAGTAGGTTCAAAAATTAATAAAGTGTTTGGTGATATCTACGCTACAGCCGCAGTCACAGATGCAAATAGAATTGATACACACAAATATGGTTGGGGATCAGGCAACGTAGTTGTAGCAGTAGCTGATGATATTACAGCGACACAGTTACAAGGATTAGTAGCAAAGACAAATATTTCAACTAATCACACAGATCTTGTAGACAGTATAATAGTTTTTACAATACCAACAAATAGAACTGATATTGGACTTGGTACTCTTATAAGAGCAGAAGACCTAAATAAAATTGATGATAAATTTGCTCCAATTTTACTTAACAACAAACATTTAACCATTGATCCTACAAATGCAAGTGCAATACCTATTACACCTAGCGGAGGTTCATACAGTAGAACTACAGGTTGGCAAACTAAACTAGTAGGTGAACACAAATGGACATGGGGAAGTTATAACAAAGCAAGATATTTCTTTAATGCAGGCGGACAAGTTAGAATTAGTTTAACTATGAGTGGCGGTAGCACAGCTGGATATTATAACTGGGCAGATGTTATCAATGAAATGGGCGTATTAAACTTTGACTGGGATACAGTTACACAAAGTACAGCAACTACACTTGGTACTAGTGAAGCTAAAGGTTTTTACGATTTAACAGACAAGTATGGAGATGGTAGCGACGGAGCCGCAACAAACGAAGGACTACTATTTCAAAGTAGTGGTGTTACGCTAGGTAGACAAATAGGCAGTTACGGTTATGGATACGGTTACGGATATGGCGGCGGACAAGCACATGGTTATATAACTGGAAAAGGTATATATCCAAATTTTGCTGAAAGAGCTATTTTTGGCGGTACATATAGTAATACTATCTATGTTAGTAGTTACAGCATTTACAGTAGTTACCAGCAGTTAAAATTTAGAATGTATGGCAAATATGTAGATAATGGTGCAAGTGTACAACTTAAAATTGTACTTGACGATACAGCTCATGCAAACATTATTGACGGTTCAATTACACCAGCATTAAGTATATTGATGCCTGATACAATTACAAGCGGTGCTACTAGTTTAGATGTTACACCAAATCCAACATGCTCAGTTATTAACACATTTACAAGTGCAGACGATAGCTAAAAAACACTTGACAATCACAGCATAAATAAGTTATAGTAGTAGTTAACTAAAGGAGAAACTCTATGGATGAGAGACTCGAGAAAGCTCTAGACTTTGCAAATTATCGCATCACTCTAAGTAACCAAAAAAATACACTAAAGCAACGAGCTTTGGTATTACAAACTGTCCATTATAATAATGGAGTATTTCATGCTGATCCTACAACAATTAGTTTTGTAAAAACTTTGATCGATAAAGGGAAAACATTTAGCATTATTTTAGATACTAAAGAAAATCCGATTGAGATAACTGATCTAGCTGATTTCTTAGAAGCATTACTGGGTGCTTATACCGAATCCACAAATGAATACAAAGTTCAATTGGAAAAGATTAAGAAAGCTAGAAATATCAAGACTTTGATGGACTGGTAAATGGCAGAAAAACATGAACCTCAAGGCATTTGTATGTTCGCATACAATAACCAAGAATTAGATTATATTAAATTTGCTAGTCTAGCTTCACGTTATGCCAAACACTATATGAATGGAATAAAAGTAGCCCTCATTACAGATGAAGGTACTGAAAATTGGCTGAACGAAACTAAGTCACAGCAAGAGATACAATCGTTATTTGATTATATTATAATCAACAATGTTCCGAATGAAATGAACATGCGTAAACACATGGACAGTCCATGGACAGAATTTAACGCACAATTTACTAATACAAATAAGCATAAAGTTTTTGAACTAACTCCTTTTGAAAAAACATTGCTGGTAGATACAGACTTTTTAATTATGAACGACTTTTATGAGTATCTGTTTAAAACAGATATTCCTGTTGGAATGCACAGGTACGCTGAATATATCGGTGGCGACCGTCCTTATATAAATGAGATAACATTAAACGAAGGAGGAATCGGTCATTGGTGGAGCACAATAGTATATTTTGATCAAAGCGAACAAAGTAAAATATTCTTTGATATGTGGGCTCACGTAAAAGAGCATTGGGAGTACTACAGTTTGTTGTATCAGTTTCCTAAATCATTATTTAGAACAGACTTTTGTGTAAGTATTGCCGCACACCTAATGAATGGGTTTACAACTGAAGAATTTGTACATGACTACCTTAATACGCCATTGTTAAACATGGATCAAAAAGATGATATTATAGGAATAAACTCACATGACGATATTATATTCTTAAAACACGACAGGGTTGAACAATGGAAGAATATATTGGTTAGACATACACAGCAGAATCTACACATTATGAATAAGAGGGCATTAGACAGACATTATTTTGGTCTATTAGAAAATTTAGATAAAGCGGAGCCGGTAAATGAGTAGAGGATTTATTACACTAGGCATCGACACTGATGAAGATAAAATTAAACACTGTTATACATTAGCTTGTAGTCTAAAAATAATCGATCCTAATGCTGAAATTTGTTTAGTAGTTGACAAAGGTCGATTAGATATGATAAGTGATTATTACTCACATGTTTTCGACTATATAGTTGAATTACCATACGGCAATAGTGCATACAAAGATGGCTTCCATGGCATGAATTTATGGCAACTTTATCATTGTACACCTTTTGATGAAACTATATATTTAGATTACGATACAATACTAATTAATATTGATTTAGATACTCTGTGGGAACTAATGGCAACCAATGACATAAGTTTTCCAGTAAATGCTAATAATTATAAGGGATTTTCTGCCGCCCGACATTTAAGATTCGAATATGAAATACAGTATAAACTTCCTAAATTGTATTACAATATAATATACTGGAAACAAAAATCTGCACTAGCCATTGAATGGTTTAAAATGGCAGATCCAGTCTTGCAGAACTGGAGAGATGTATACAGCAAAGTGTTTACTGATAAAAAACCGCAAGACTTTGAAAAGAATGTTTTGTGTAATCTAGTAACACATTTCTTAGATTTAGAATTAGATACAAGAATTTTTTTAAATAATCATACAGATCTACATAGATTTTCGCATGGAATATTTAACGAAGATGTACCAGAACGATGGACTGAGTTTATGAATACTTGGGTAACCAATCATCAGAAGATACAAATAGAAAACTATATACTACCTAGTGGAATTATTCACTACAGCGACGAAACATTTTTAACCGATGAAGTAATGCATGTCTACAGAACCAAGTTTATTACAGACTCTAAAAAAAGAAAAAGCACCTAAAAAGTGGTGCGTCTACTATGACGACGATACAGGCGAAGTTATAACAGTCACTAATCGTGTCATTGATGATATTAAGTCACCTCATTTTTTTACAGAAAATGATGATGCTCGAAAAATTCTTATGGGTATTAGCGACCCTAAAAAATTCTCTATACTTGAAACAGACGATGGATTTATATTAGGAGAAAAATCAGCAGTATTGCGTATCAAAGAAGCTGAACAGTCTCTTAGTATGATTCCTGTTAATGATAAAACCAAAGCAGATGTGAATATTATTATGTATGTCAACAGTTGGAAAATGGAAGTAAATTTTGATCAAGACACACTTTATAAGATGACTGGTAAACGCTATTTTAAACAAGCAACAATTAATCCAGAGAAAGATGGAAAATACGACAACATTACATTATACATTATTAAAGATAAAGATCCTAACTTCTTAATTAAAAAAATTGATATTGATCCGGGCGAACTTATTGAACAAGGGTACTTGCTATTTGATATGAGTGCATTTAGAAATGTTTGCGGACTTGGAGAAATGAGTATCTTAACAAAGAAAATCTTTAAGACTTATCGTGTTACAAAGAAAGCAACATTTGTTGGTGCTGATTATACAAGCAGACGTAGCCTCAGAAGGAGGCATATTGTTCCACAGATAAGTAATGAGGAAGTGTTGTGTGATTTTACTATAATACCGCAAGAGCAATCGTTCAGTATGAGAAGCAATTTTAAGGACCCAACAACAGTTAAAATTTATCATGATGTAGGTTTATATGTGACAGATAAAAATGATCCTAACAGACTATTGGGAACATTGGTTTTACCTAAGTCAGCTGTCGGTTATAACTCTACTGTAGAAGTTGAATCTGACTTAGATCTTACTAACAGTGCATTTCTATTAAGAGAAGAAAACAGAACTATAACATTCGACATAACAGAGGAATCGCCAGTATGACAACAATACCAATAACAGAATTTGACATTGTATACATTAGCTATGATGAACCAAACGCAGAACAAAACTATGCAAATCTATTAGAAAAATGCCCGTGGGCAAAACGTAGCCATGGAGTATGGGGCAGTGATGCGGCACACAAAGCGGCGGCGGCAATGAGTGATACAGATAGATTTGTAACTGTAGATGCTGACAACATTGTCAGAGAAGACTTTTTTAATGTTGAATTGAATATGGACAGGATTAAAGATACAGATGTAATTAGTTGGGCAGGTAAAAATGCTGTAAATGGATTAGTATATGGCAATGGTGGCATCAAGTGTTGGCCCGTAGACGTAGTAAACAAAATGCGTACACACGAAGCCGCACCAGAAAGTGATAAAGCCGCACAGGTTGACTTTTGTTGGAATATACAATATGTGCAAATGAATAATATCTATTGTGATGTTGCTAACAATGCTAGTCCTCTACAAGCATGGAGAGCAGGTTTCCGTGAAGGTGTAAAGATGGGACTAGAAGGCGGAGATGTCGTTGAGGCAAAAAATCTTAAAAAAATCTTTGAAGAAAATTACAAAAGGCTATTAGTATGGATGAGTGTAGGCGAAGATGCAACAAACGGTTTATGGGCAATTTATGGTGCAAGACTAGGTTGTCATATGACCAATGTTGAAAGACGCAAGTGGGACTGGCGTAATGTGAGAGATTTTGATTGGTTAACTAACTTTTTTAATACAGAATTATTTCCTGAGTTTGAAGACGGAACTGAAATGTGTGTGAACACTGGAGTAACATGGGATTGGGATAAACTTAAAAAGAAAACAGTAGAACTTGGTGCAGATCTTCGCGGTGAGCTAGATTTAGAAATTTCAGATATGGACAAAGTTGGTAGTAGATTCTTTAAGAAGGTTTATAAAAATCCACACAGACTTGGTGCAATGGTTAGAGAAAACCAAGTTGATGACAGTATCGAATAAATCTACAGTACTGGTTACTGGCGGATTTGATCCTCTACACAGTGGACATATAGCATATTTCAAAGCCGCTAGAGCATTAGGCGACAAGCTAGTCGTTGGTGTAAACAGTGACGAATGGCTAATGCGTAAAAAAGGAAAAGCGTTCATGCCTTTTGCAGAACGTGCGTCAATTATCAGAGAATTAGAAGTAGTAGATAAAATAATTGGATTTGATGATAGTGATGATACAGCGAATCAAGGAATATTTTTAGCACTATGTACCAACGCTGGTAAATTAATATTTGCAAATGGTGGAGATAGAAGCAATACTACAACTCCAGAATACGAAGAGTACGGTAATCATCCAGATGTAGAATTTGCATTTGGAGTTGGCGGCAATGATAAAAAGAATTCAAGCAGTTGGATATTAGATGAATGGCGGACACAAAAGACTGAACGTGAATGGGGTTACTGGCGTGTATTAGATGATAAGAAAACTATAAAAGTAAAAGAATTAGTTATTAACCCAGGAGCTAGTTTAAGCGACCAGAAACATAAAATGAGAAGTGAACATTGGTATGTGTTAAAAGGTGATGTTACAATTAACTTAGAATTTCCCAATGGAGACTGGCAAATACAAATGCTAACTGAACACACAAACTTTGTGATACAGAATAATTGGTGGCATAAAGTAACCAACGAAGGTGATAAATCTGCACATATATTAGAAGTACAATATGGTGAAAATTGTATTGAAGAGGACATCATAAGACGATGACAAACACAAACAATTACGAACTTGATCCAGATCCGGAAACAGCCGCACAACTAGTAAAGCCAAAACTTGCTGAAATAAGTGATAGTATGTGTATGGCTAAATGGTTGTGGACCAGTATTCATTTAACCAATGGAACAACTAATAGTTGCTACCTACCTCCTATACATAAAATTAATGCAGAAGATCTAAAAAATAATCCAAAAGCATTACACAATACACCAGAGAAAAAAGAACAACGAGCTATGATGCTCAAAGGAGAACAACCTAGCGGGTGTGACTACTGTTGGAATATTGAAAAGATGGATCGTAATTTTAATAGTGATAGACACTATCGAAGTAGCGAACCTTGGGCACAAGCTGGTTGGAAAGATGTATTAGAAAAAGGTGCAGATGGCGATATAGAACCTACAAGCATGGAGATCAATTTTAATCATGCTTGCAACTTAGCATGTAGTTATTGTAGTCCGCATCTAAGCAGTAAGTGGGCAGAAGATATTGAACAAAATGGACCTTATCCAACCAAAGTACCTCACAATAGCATTGACTACTTTAAACAAATAGGACAATATCCTATTAAAAATAGAGATCACAATCCTTATGTAGATGCATTTTGGGAATGGTGGCCGGAACTTTATCCAAAACTAAAAAACTTTAGAATGACAGGCGGAGAACCGCTCATGGATAAAAATACATTCAAAGTTTTAGATCATGTTATTGACAATGGCAGAGACGATTTAGAAATGGCTGTAACTACAAATTGTAGTGTACCTGATAAATTGTGGAATAACTTTGTTGATAAAGTAAGTTTCATAAGTGAGTATAAAAAACTAAAACGTTTTCGTATGTTTGTTAGTGTAGATGGATGGGGTAGACAAGCTGAATATATGCGTCATGGATTAGACTTTGATCGCATGTGGAACAATGTAAATAATTATCTAACCAGAGTGGACGAAGGATTGGTAACGTTTATTGTAACGTTCAACATGCTTAGTTTACCTAGCATACAACGTTTAATGGAAGGTATATTAGAATTACAGCGTATTCACAATGTAACAAAAAGTAGAAGAGATGATAGTGGTAAAATTGTAGTATATGGTCACAGTAAAGTATTTTTGGATACACCTATGTTAAGACATCCGGAGTGGCAAAGTTTACAGCTTACGCCTAAGAGTCATTGGTATCTTGCTGACGAGTGTTTAGCATTTATGAAAGAGAATCAAGATAGACATAGGGCAAGTAGATGGATAGGATTCAAACCACATCAAATTGAAAGATTTGATCGTAGTATTGAATTTATGAAGCAAGGATTTGATAACGACCAGCAGAAACAAGATGCGGAAGAAAATTTTGTTAGATTCTTTGGAGCACATGACTACAGACGTAAAACAGATTTTAGTCATACATTTCCGGAGTTTGCACAGTTGTTCTTAGATTGGAAAGAAAAGCATAATGTTTAAAAATATTGATTACTATACTGAACGTGACGTAATGAAAAAAGTGTACGGCTGTGATACCATGTGTACAGCAAAGTTTTTAAGTAGTACAATATATTTACAAACAGGTGAAACACACAGTTGTTATCATCCGTTACCTCATAAAATTCCATTAGCGGAAATTAAAAAGAATCCGAGTGCATTACACAATACACAGTTTAAAAAAGACAGAAGAGAACAAATGCTTAAAGGTAATAGACCTAGCGAATGTAACTACTGTTGGCGTGTTGAAGCAATGGGCGAAGAACACATAAGTGATAGGATTATAAAAAGTAAAAACGAAACACTGCTAACACCCGAAGCACACAAAATTATATTAGAAAATGGTTGGAAACATGATTACAATCCTACATACTTAGAAATAAGTTTTGGCAATGAGTGCAACATGCGGTGTGCATACTGTCATCCTAAGGCTAGCAGTGCTTGGATGAAAGAGATGCAACTAAACGGACCACTGGAAAATGCAGAACACTTACAAGTGGTAGAACAAGAAATTTACGAAGAAACAAGCAATCCTTATGTAGATGCATTTTGGGAATGGTGGCCTAGTCTGAGAAAAGATCTCAAAGTAATTAGGGTAACTGGCGGTGAACCATTACTACAGCAAAACGTATGGAAATGGCTAGACATGTTAGAACAGTCAGACGATTGTAAAGATATGATTTTTCAACTCAATACTAACCTAAATGTTAAAAACAAACTTGTACATAGGTTAATACAAAAAGTTGATAAGTTACTCAAAGATAAAAAAATAAAAAAGTTTGCAGTATTTACTAGTGTTGAAAGTTGGGGCGATCAAGCCGCATATGCTAGGAATGGATTAGACTTAGAATTATTTGAAACAAACTTAGAAAGTATAATGAGAGGACTAGAACATCACGACGAGCATCTTTTTAGTGGTGTTAAGATAATGAATACATTCAATATACTAAGTGTTACAAGCTACGTCAAGTTCTTAGAAAAAATAAGATACTGGAGAGGTAAGTTACACAACAGAGCATATTGTCCTAAGATTACATTTGATATTCCACACTGTACAGAACCAAATCAGTTTTCATTGATAGGGTTACCAGATGATTACGAAAGTTATTTTGAGTATATTACTGAATATTTTGCAGAATGGAGTTGGGCAAATAATCAAGACAAATATACAAAACATCACCATGATACAGTTTGGAGTAATTACTTTAGTAAAGAAGAAGTTAAAATGTGGGATAGGGTAATTAGCTATTGGCACAGTATTGTAGAACAAAGAGGAAAAGTAAGACAAACTGATGAGAATCAATATCTACAGTGTAGACAAATTGATGATGCTAGAAGAAATTTTATACTGTTTATCAAAGCAACAGATAAAAGAAGAGGTACTCACTTTAAACAAGTATTCCCTGAAATGAGCCAGTATTACGATTTGTGTGCTACATTAGAAGATATTAAAAACATTGAATATAATAATGAATGTAAGCAATACCTAATGAAAGATACTATAGATGGAACCGCTGTAGAGTTTCATTGGGACGATGATTTTGTTTGGCAACACCCAAAGCTAGCAAAAAGTATTTTAAATTGGCGGCGTATTAGAAACTTACCTACAAAAATTTATGACAAAGATGAACTCAAGGATCAGATAGGCTATGTCTAAGCTGTTACATAGTAAAAACTTTTGTATGGCACCTTGGATAACAATGCATCTTTGGCCCAGTGGGGAAGCGTTTCCTTGTTGTGTTGTATTGCCAGATGAAGATAAACCTTTCAGTGGAAAGTTAGGAAATATCAGAGACAATAGTATATCTGATTTGTGGAATAGCAGTCTAATGAAAGAGTTGCGTGTTAATATGCTTGCTGACAAGCCAAGTCAAACTTGTGAACGTTGCATACAACAAGAACAAGCAGGTAATCAATACACACTAAGACGAGAACTAAACCAAAACTTTGCAGATTACTTTCACAGGACAAAAGCTACTAATGCAGATGGAAGTCACGACGATCCAAAAATATACTATTGGGATGTTAGATTTAATAATCTTTGTAATCTAAGATGTTTGAGTTGTAGTGTAAAATTTAGCAGTAGTTGGTATCAAGACAGTATCAAAAGACACGAGTATGATGGACCTGCACTACTACAATTACCCAAGAGTTTTTGGAAACAAGCACTCCCTTTAATAGGTGAAGTCAAACATGCTTATTTTGCAGGTGGCGAACCTCTAATGACCAAAGAGCATTATGAGATGTTAGACACATGGATTGAGTTAGGCAATACTGATTTAAAAATAAGTTATACAACCAATTTTACACAAACTAGATTAGGTAAACGTTATATATTTGATTACTGGAATAATTTCAGTAATGTACATGTGGGTGCTAGTTTAGATGATAATTGGCAACGTGCAGAATATTTGCGTAAAGATACAATATGGACTGATATTATAAAAAATCGTAAAGAGATGATCAGAGAAAGTCCTAATACTAGATTCTTTTTAAGCAGTACTATTAGCATCTTTAATGCACTACATTGGCCTGATTTTCACAAAGAATGGATAGAAGAAGGTCTAATAGATCCTATCGAGTTTAACCTCACATTGCTCACACATCCTGAGTATTTGAGTATGACTGTTATGCCAAAAGAATTTAAAAAACGTGTTGAGAAGCGTTGGATTGAACATCAAGAATATATTGAACGTGCATTTAAAATAGCACATCCGGACTGGCAGTATGATCCTTTAATAGTACAAAGTATGATTGACGGATTGCTTAAATATCTATGGAGCGAAGATAATTCTCAACTCATTGACAGGTTTCATGATGAACAACGTTGGATGGATAAGATCCGTAATAACGATTGCTATGAAGTCTATACTGAGTTGGAAGGACTTAAAGAATACGGTGATCACTATGAGAAAGTGGTTAACAGAGGATGGTAATGGACGATAAAAAGTATAATCTAACTGAGAGCAAGTTCTTTTGTATGGCTCCGTGGATTCATATGCATGTATGGCCCAATGGTCGTGCATTTCCTTGTTGTCTAGCTGATCCTGCTAAAGGCGATTACGGAAATACAAATCAAAGTACACT